TGAAGATTATTAGCAATAGATAATTGATTTTCTCCAAAGTTAAGGTAAAAATCAAGAAAATAAGGACTATCCTCTCTTTGTTGAATTAAAGAATTAGCTTGTTCAATTATATCAGCATCCGTTAGTGAAGTGCTATCTAAACGAATTTCAGTACGATCAGATGAAATTTCAACAATATAAAGTTGTTGAAGTTCTGAGCCAATTTGTTTATTAAAGAAATTAAAGTAAGTAATATATTCTCCCTGATCATATCCACTATTGATAAGAGATTTTTCGGGGTCAATTATAATTTGAGAAACATCATTATTTGATCCTGCAGATTGACCATCGGCTAAAATTGTATATTGAATAAAGTTATAGTCTGTAGAAAGAAGGTTTTGGTTATTATCGTATACAAAGTATTCAATATAACTACTAGATGATAATGAAGTATTTACTTCAAATGAAGATATTAGATTTGCGTCTTGACCTTCATATGTTTGAGAAGTAAAATCTTGAGTATCTATTTGTACAATTTCTGCTGCCATTATTGTGGATTAGCTAATGTTGTTCCTGTTTGTAATTCTACTATTTGTCTTTGAGCATCAAGTAAATCTGTTCTTAATTGAGCAATTTCAGCTTGTAAAGCAGCTATTTCTTCTTGATTTGCTTCAAAATTGATATATTCACTACTTGTTTTGATCAAATATTCGTGTGAATTAGTTTCACCTAATTCAGGTATATTATAAAAAAGCTCATTGTAAAGGACAAAGAACTCTTCGGTAGTTGGTTGTTCTGCTATCCTTTCTTGAATAGTTTGAACACCTAATTCTTTAAAAGAAGTATCTATAACTTTAGCATACTGTCTTTTATCATATACTTGTTTTTGTAAGTTTATGCTTTCACTCATCCGTTAATAACTTTAAAGTAATAGCTATCATCATAAACTATTGTAGAACCCTGGATAGTGGTTTTAATTAAAATTTTATAATATCTTTCAGGTTCTAAACCACTCATATAAACATCAAAATAATTACCAGTTGAATCAGCACTAATTTGAGTATAATTGTTATCGAAGTTAACAACATACTCGTTAGTATCCAAGTCTTTTATTGCATAATATGAAGCAGTTGGTAAATAATTTAAATTAGTGTATAAAGATGAAGTTTGATATGTTCTAGTAGGATATAAAGGACTTACATTAATATAAAATCTATTTACACTTTCAGGGAAGAAAACACCTGGGTTTTCAGCAAGGGACATTTTAATATTAGAGGTAGTAACTATATTTGTACTAGCTCCCGTTAATACAGTTGAGTAATCTCTCCATCTAAATTCTAGAGTTGGAGGATAAATAGTATTTGTATCAACACTATAAAATTTAAATATAGGTTGAACATACTCACTAGGGTTAAATTCTTGTGATCCTGTAAGTTTAATTAAAAACCCGTAATTTGGGATAGATGAATTATACCAAGCATTTACTGTATTGCTAGTGTTTATTTCTATATCTTTTACATCACGTAAAGTAAAAGATTCAGTAACTAAATAAGTAGAAGAAGTATACCAATTTCCTCCTCCTTGAGTAGCATATACTGCACTAAATGAACTAGTATAATATCCTCCTGAATTGCTTCCGCTTAAAGACCATGCATTTGATCCTGAATAAGAGGAATAAGTCCAAGAAGCTCCATCTTCAACAATTGGGCTATCTAAAGTATATCCAGTACCGTTATTCCATTCTTGGGCAATTGGTCGGATTTCTAATTTGGTTGATTGATTGAGCCCTTGAGCTTCTGCTATGAAATTTTTTAAATAAACAGCGTAACTATCTCCAGATATTTTATTATTAATTATATCTTGAATTTCACTTGTTGAAAATTGAACTAAATATCTAGCTACATTAGGTAGCCCATCAAGGTCTAATCTATTAGATGCTTCTAAAATAGCATCTAACCCTGTGTTCATTGTTGGGTAAGCAGAATATAGAGTGGCGTCTTGGGTAGGAAATAGTTTATATACAGCCATTTATATATTTTATTATAAATATAGCGTTATAAAGGAACTACTTTACCTTTTATATCTAAATTAGGGTATTTTACTTCAAAAATACTAGGATCTAATGAAGGATAAATTACTTGATTTTGAGTTGCTCCGGTTATATCATAAGCATATTGTGAGTATCCTGAAGTGGTTCCTGCTTTATTTGAAATTGAAACGTTTTTAACAGATTGAACTCCTGAAATTCGATCAAGGAGGATATAAAGATCGCGAAGAAGAATTGGTTGGTTAATTTGCCATTTATCTAAAGTAAAATAGTTTTGTAAAGCATTAATACATGCTAGTAATACTTCATTATTATTATACTCAGGTAAAACTATAATTTCAAAATCAACACCGATATTGATAATAAATGCATCTCTAATTTCAATGTTATCTCCAATCATTCTATATTGGGACAAATATGTACGCAAATTATTTTTTAAGGTTTCAGTAGCGTAATCTAATTGATCTTGAGAATTTAAAGATAAAACATATAAATTAAGAGTTTCAATAGTTGAAACTTGATTATCTGTTAATTTTGGTTGTTCAATAAATGCTTTTGAAATAGAACCATAATCAGAAGGCATACTTAAAGCTCTAATTAAATAATCATCTGCTGTAACTGAACGTTTTTGGGAGGCGACTAGAGCTAAAGTATTTTGTCTAATTTCTTCTAATGTATCTCCACCTCTACCTCCAGTAGCAGCCTCTAAATTATTTGAAGCTAATGAGTTAAATATATAATTAGCAGTTGTTGAGTTTAAATTAACATTATTAAATTGACAATTGGACGTATTTAAACTAGTTAAGGTATTAGAAGAAATATTTGATCCAACACCTCCACCTGTTAAATATCTTACAGTTAAAGTTGTACTTGAAGGAGAAATACCATAAGTTCCTGTAAATAAAAAGTTTGTAGGTGAATATGCTACTGTTAATTTATCTTTTTCAAATGGTAGACCAATACCTACATTATCAGCATTTGGAGTAATTTCTTCTGTTACATTTGCTGGATTTCCGGAACCGAATTGAATTTGCAGGTTAGAAAGGGAGGTAAAACGTGTTGTAAAACGACGAGCTACTTTTTTTAAACGGAGTAAATAAGGTGTATTTCCATTTACATTTGGATCATTTATATTTGTATTTTTAATAGTATCAAATACCATTTCTTGACCTAAATGATCTACTTCATACCATTTATTATTGTCTGAATCAGTAATATCTAGAATTTTGATAAAATTATTTTCTTGAAGATTAATTGTTTGGAATGGTTGGGGAGCTCCAAATGAAAAAGTAGAGGTATTAATTGCAGCAGATATTGCTTTTCTACTTTTTTTTAAAAGAAAATATTGTGGGATATTACCTGAAATTTGGTAGATAGTTACTTCAGTTGGGTCTTGGGAACTTGAAACAGAAAAATCAATTTTATCTTGTATTAAAAATGAAGAACCATTTTGAGAGGTTACAATTGAATTTTCTCCAACGGTGATAGTATAAGAATAATCAGGTACATAATTACCAGTACCATCATTAATAGAAGGTAATTGTTGATAAACATCAACTACAGTTTGGGCTACACCTGTTATTTTTGGTTTATAACCAAACATATATGCTAACTCAAATACATTATTTGTTTGTTGAGCATATTGAACAAATGTTTCTTGAAATTGATTATCTAAATAAAAACTTAAAACATCTCCAACATAAGATGCTTGTTCCATAAACATCATACCAGGTGATGTAGGTGAAAAGTCGGTGTATGTTTGGGGAAAATATGTTCTAGCATATTCTATTAAGCGTGCTCTAAAGTCTGTAAAGTCACGGTTAATATATTTTATATCTCTATTTGTAGTAGCCATTTTAAAATTCGAAATTTATTTCTTCGTTTATATTTGAATTTGCGATTGAATACTTCATATTAACTATAATAGTATTATAATCGTCGTTTCTTAACACATCTAATGAATTGATTATAACTTCAGGAAAAATTGCTTCCATTTTACTATTAACATTTTCTTTTAAACCGGTTAATGTCCCTTCAGCAATTTGTTCAAATATAAACGCTCTTAACCCACCCCCAAAAGTTGGGTTTAGTGGAATTTCTCCGGGGTTGGTTAAAAAGTAATTTATAATATTGTTCTTAGTGGCTTGAGATGTTAAATAATTTTGGGTAAAAACAGCAGGACCACTAAAAGGTAAATTTACCCCAACCGCAACATTTGGGTTTAAGTTAACCGGGTTTATGGTTTGGGGATTAAACGGCATTATTTACTATTTAATAAATTCATAATTTGATCCATTCCTACTTCACCATTACCTAGATTACCATTTACAGGATCACTAGATTGTGGTCTAAATGGAAATTGAGCATCTTGTGAGGTGAAACTCATCATAGTTTCATTCATAATGTCAGAATATGCTTTTCTCGTATCCATTGTAGGTTGAGTAAATGTAGGTGAGGGTGGATTAGGTGGAGGTGGTCCTGGAGAAAATGATTCCTTTACAATTGTTTTTGGGGTACGAACCGCTTCCAAAAGAATATCTTTTAATTCCTCTTGAATTGCCTCTCGTACAGCTTCTTTAATTAATTTTTTTAATCCGTCAATTTTCATATGTTTATAAATATTTGGTTAGTCAGCTTTTAAATCATTTTGCTGAATGTAAAATACTAGTTCATCTATCAATATTTGGTCAATTGAACTAAATGACCATTCTCCTTTTAACATTACCACACCTTGTTTGTTACGTGCAATAGCTCTTCTACGTTTTAAAGTATTAGGTGAATTTTCTGTTTCAACACCCATTTCAAATCCGTTTACATTTGTAACTACAGGAGATAATTGAGTGGATTGTTGAACAGTTAAAGCAGTTAATTCAAGTGAAACTCTTTCTTGATCAGCATCAGGATAACATTTTTGAACTAATTGATCAAGTAAATTAAGTAATTGAAGAGCTTGAGTTAATACTTGGCGTAAAATAATT